AGCATGTGGCCCTACACTGTAGAAGAACTGGTAATCATAAACGGTAAGTAATCAGAGGGGGATCTTCCCCCTCTTTTCTTTTGGAGAATCTAAATGATAACTATTCAACAGATGAACTCTTTCTTTGAAGACACGCCTGACGAGACTCTTCAGGCATACATCGACCCTCTCAATACTGTGATGACTACCTTTCACGTCAACAACCCATACAGGATCTCGATGTTCTTGGCTCAAGTAGGAGTCGAGTCAGGTGGCTTTCGTGAGATCGAGGAGAACCTCGACTACAGTGCAGAAGGTCTCGTTCGTACTTTTCCAAAATACTTTAAGACCGTTGATCCGAACGACTACGCTCACAGCCCTGAGAAGATCGCCGACCGCGTCTATAAGAACAGGATGGGCAACGGAGACGAGGCTTCAGGCGACGGCTGGAAGTTTCGTGGTCGCGGTCTGATCCAGATCACCGGAAAGTACAACTACGAGGCTCTAGCACACGCTCTAGGGTACGAGCTTGACCAGACTGTCGAATACCTTCAGACGCCTCTCGGTGCCTGCATGTCTGCGGGATGGTACTGGAACTCTCGAGACCTCAACCACTTCGCAGATGAAGAAGACGTACTGACGTGCACGAAGAGGATCAACGGCGGGACCATCGGACTCGACCAGCGAGAAGCACTCTACAAGGAAGCGCTTACCATCTTTAGTTGACAAATATAGAAAAGAGTGATATATTAAGACTATGAATTTCTATACACACGTCCACGTTATGCGAGACTCGATCTACCTCCGCGGCTATTCCAATGGAAGGCGCGTTCAGGAAACTATCGACTATGAGCCGTACCTCTTCGAGGTCACAGGCCGTAAGTCAGAATACTCTACCCTCGCCGGCAAGCCCGCCGAGAAGATTTCCTTCAAGTCCATGCGCGAGGCCAAGGACTACGTCGAGCTCTACAAAGACACGATGGGCAAGCGAGTCTACGGGCTCACTAACTTCCAGTACGTCTTCCTCAACGACGAGTATCCAGGCGAGCTTGAGTACGACCCGAGCCAGATCTCGGTAGTAAGCCTCGACATCGAGACCGACTCGAGCGGTGGGTTCCCTAACATCAGGGAAGCCGACAAGGCGATCACCGCTATCTCGATATCCAAGAACGGCAAGAAGATCGTCTTGGGTACTCGCTTCTATAAGTCAAAGTCCAACGACGTCACCTACAGGATGTGCAAGGACGAGAAGGACCTGCTCAGCAAGTTCCTCGTCGTGTGGACTCACGAGGACTGGGCTCCCGACGTCGTGACCGGATGGAACGTCGAGATGTTCGACATCCCGTACATCTACAACCGCATCCGAGTAGTGCTCGGCGAGAAGAACGCTAAGATGCTGTCGCCTTGGGGTCGTGTCCACGAGCGTGAGATCATCCGCGGCAAGTCCTCCTCCAACTCAGGCAAGGACCTCGACAGTCGCGTGGAGCACGTCTACGACATGGTCGGCATCGCGGTACTCGACTACCTTCAACTGTACAAGAAGTTCTCGTTTAAGAACCAAGCGTCCTACAAGCTCGACCACATCGCCAACGTCGAGCTCGGTGAGAGGAAGCTGGACTACTCTGAGTACGGCTCACTCAACGACCTCTATGAGAAGAACTACGAGCTCTTCATCGACTACAACATCCACGACGTCGTCTTGGTAGACAGACTCGAGGAGAAGCTCGGCCTCATCAAGCAGGTGTTCGCCATGGCCTACGACGCCAAGGTGAACTACGTCGACGTCTTGACCACCGTGCGCCCTTGGGACGTCATCATCCACAACTACCTTATGAGCAAGAAGACCGTCATCCCACAGTTCGAGAAGGGTGACGACGACTTCAACCTCGTCGGCGGTCACGTCAAGGAACCTCAGCTCGGGATGCACAAGTGGGTCGCGTCCTTTGACTTGAACTCGCTCTACCCTCACTTGATCATGCAGTACAACATCTCGCCTGAGACGTTCGTCGAGAAGCTCGACTCCTTCCCAAGCATCGATGCCCTGCTCGACAGGTCGACCGACTACGAGTACAACAATGAGTGGTCCTACGCTGCCAACGGTTGTGTGTACCGTCGCGACAAGCTTGGGTTCCTTCCCGAGCTCATGCAGAAGATGTACGACGATCGCGCCAAGTACAAGGTCATGATGATCGAGGCAAAGAAGAGGTACGAGGAGACTCACTCCCGCAAAGACGAGAACGACATCGCTCGATACCACAACCTTCAGCTTGCCAAGAAGATCCAGCTCAACTCGGCCTACGGTGCACTCGGCAACGCCTACTTCCGCTGGTTCAACTTCAACCACGCCGAGGCCATCACCACTTCCGGTCAGCTGTCCATTCGCTGGATCGAGAAGCGTATGAACGAGTTCCTCAACAAGCTTCTTAAGACCGAGGGCTTCGACTTCGTCATCGCCTCCGACACCGACTCGATCTACGTCAACCTCGAGCCGCTGGTCAACTCGGTGTTTCCCGGCGAGACCGACAAGCCTAAGATCGTCGACGCCCTCGACAAGTTCATCGAGGCTAAGATCCAGCCGTTCATGGACAAGACGTATCAAGACCTCGCCGACCATATGAACGCTCGTCAGCAGAAGATGAAGATGAAGCGTGAGACGATCGCCGACAAGGGGATCTGGATCGCCAAGAAGATGTACATGCTCAACGCTTGGGACATCGAGGGCGTACGCTACGACAAGCCAAAGCAGAAGGTAATGGGCATCGCGTCCGTCAGGTCTTCTACACCGTCTTCGTGTCGCTCGGCCCTCGAGATCGGCATCACCAAGATCATGAACGAGGATGAGGAGTCGATCATCGAGTTCATCGCGAAGTTCAGGGAAGAGTTCGAGACGCTTCCGTTCGAGGAGATCGCTTTCCCTCGCGGCATCAAGAACATGAACAAGTATCGTGACAGCTTGACGATCTACAAGAAGGCGACTCCTATTCAGGTCAAGGGCGCCCTGATATATAATAAGTTCGTCCAAAAGTTCGGCAACAAGTACATGCCGATCGCGGACGGTGATAAGGTAAAGTTTGCATACCTCAAGGTCCCCAACATCGTTCATGAGCAGGTCATCGCGGTACCTGATGAGATGCCTGATGAGTTTGATCTCAACAAGTATCTCGACCGCGACATGCAGTTTGACAAGGGGTTCCTTGAACCTATGCGGTCAATTCTCGAGGCTATCGGCTGGTCGACTGAGAAGAAGTCGACTCTTGAAGACTTCTTTGGATAAGGAAATACAGATGAAGATCGACGACGACTTTGGATTCTCACTAGTATCTGAGACTGAGCTCAAGGCTCACGAGGAGACGCTTAAGAAGAAGGTCGAGGAACAGTCTCGAGTAGTCGAGAAGACCTCTAAGGACGCTAAGGACAAGATCCACACGCTTCGCGACATGATCATGCCCCTTCTCAACAACCTGTCAAAGGATCCAGCCAAGGAGTACATCCTGTGGCCGGACCGTGCAGCCAAGATCCAAGCATTCATTAACAAGATCAACGCCTTCGTGGATGAGAAATGATCGACTACATCGCTCTGCTAGTAGCCCTCTCGGTCTCAGCAGTCTCGGGATACTACTCAATCATCGGGTTGACTAGCATCTTCTCTGCTTCTTTCTGGCCAGTCGTGGTAATGGGCTGTGTGCTCGAGGCGGGTAAGCTCGTCTCAGCTTCCTGGCTCTACCGCAACTGGAAGACGGCCCCGCTCTTCTTAAAGTCATACCTCACGCTGGCCGTGATAGTCTTGATGATCATCACGAGTATGGGCATCTTTGGGTTCCTGTCAAAGGCACACATCGATCAACAGGTAAACTTGACTACGGGCAACGCTGACCAGATATCGATAATCGATACCAAGATCGAGGCCGAGAGCCAAGTCATCAAGGACCTCGACCTTCGAATATCACAGATCGACAACGCAGTCACAAAGATGACCGACAAGGGACAGGCCCAGTCGTCGCTGAACGCTGCAGAAAAACAGAGGAAGCTTCGCGATGATCTCACTAAACAAAAGAATGCACACTCAGAGACAGTATCTACACTCAGGGAAGAGAAGATACCTCTTGAGTCGAGTCTCAAGAAGATGGAGGCTGAGGTCGGACCAATCAAGTACATCGCGCAGCTTATATTTACAGACGCTGGCAGCGAGAATCTCGAGAGAGCCATTAGAGGTGTCATTCTTCTCTTGGTGATCGTGTTCGACCCTCTAGCCGTAGTGCTGCTTATCGCAGCCAACAGTGGACTGGCTCGCAACCAAGACGAGGAAGAAGTTAAACCTAAAAAGAAACAGTTGACAAATAAGCCAAAACGTGATAATATATTAAAGATTGACAATAACAACATTACGCAGTTCATAGACAAGGAGAAGCCATGAGTAATTTCTTTCGTAACTTCGTTGAGCAGATCAAGGACGATGACACGTCGATCATGGCCGACGGTAAGGGCTCGGCTGAGTTCAGTGGAACCATCGATACCGGCAGCTACATCATGAACGCCGTCCTGTCTGGAAGTCTGTATGGCGGCATCCCAAACAACAAGATCACTGCGTTCGCTGGTGAGTCGGCTACCGGCAAGACGTTCTTCGTGCTCGGCATCGTCAAGTCGTTCCTTGATCAGAACCCCAATGCCGGCGTGGTCTACTACGACACCGAGGCTGCCGTCACCAAGAACATGATGGAGGAGCGCGGCATCGACACACATCGAGTCGTCATCGCCGAGGTCGACACAGTCCAGAAGTTCCGTCACCACGCTCTCAAGATGATCGACTCGTACGAGAAGGTCAAGGAGAAGGAGCGTCCTCCGATGATGTTCATCCTCGACTCGCTCGGTCAGCTGTCGTCTACCAAGGAAATGGAAGACACCGCTGAGGGCAAGGAGACCCGCGACATGACCAAGGCACAGATCATCAAGGCAGCCTTCCGCGTCTTGACTCTCCGCCTCGCAAAGGTCGGCGTCCCGCTGCTTGTCACTAACCACGTCTACGCCGCGATGGGATCGATGTTCCCGACCAACGAGATGGCCGGCGGCTCGGGCCTCAAGTACTCGGCCTCCACCATCGCCATGCTCTCGAAGCGCAAGGAGAAGGACGGCAACGAGGTCATCGGCAACATCGTCCACGTCAAGATGTACAAGTCTCGTCTCTCCAAGGAGAACAAGATGGTCGACGTGCTCCTTACCTACAAGGACGGTCTCGATCGCTGGTACGGTCTTCTCGAGCTGGCTGAGCGCCACGGCGTGTTCAAGAAGGTCAGCACTCGCTTCGAGATGCCTGACGGGACTAAGGTCTTCGGCAAGACAATCAACGACAACCCCGAGAAGTACTTCACCAAGGACGTGATGGCCATGCTCGAGGTCGCCGCCAACAAAGAGTTCCGCTACGGCTCCGGTGAAGAGCCAGTCAAGTATGACCCTGAGACTGGAGAGATCAATGAGACTGACGAATGAGGTCTTCTATAGTCTAGACCGAAAGCGCAAGGGTGAGGTCAGAGCAGACGGCGACGTCTACGTCTGCCTCTTCTTTGAGGATAATAGATTGATTGGCGTCCAATCATGTTCAGGTAAGAGTATCTGGTGGGCGCGTGACGTAGCTGAGAACTTTACACTGGGGATTCTGAATGTCGATAGAGAAGGTGATCTTCGCGAACCTGCTGGCGACGGAGGGATTCGGACGGAAGGTAATCCCATTCCTTAAGTCTGAGTACTTTCTCGACCACGGTGATCGGGTAGTATTCGACGTCATCAACGAGTACGTCAACAAGTACAACGGCTTCCCTTCCAAGGAAGCGCTTCTCATCGAGCTCTCGAACAAGTCGGGAGTCGGTGAGAACCAATACAAGTCAATCAAGGAGACTGTCGAGTCACTCGACGTCACGGGCGAGACCAACGTCGACTGGCTCGTAGACCAGACTGAGAAGTTCTGCAAGGACAAGGCGGTCTACAACGCGATCATGGCGTCTATCCAGATCATCGACGACAAGACGGGTAAGCTGTCGCCGGGGACCATCCCCCAACTCCTCAGCGACGCACTGGGTGTAAGCTTCGACACGAACATCGGCCACGACTTCATCGAGGACGCCACCGAGCGATTTGACTTCTATCACCAAAAACTAAACAGGGTTCCGTTCGATCTCGAGTACTTCAACACGATAACGAACGGAGGGTTGCCGAACAAAACACTTAACGTTGCTCTAGCCGGTACAGGCGTGGGTAAGTCTTTGTTTATGTGTCACTGTGCCGCAGGCAACCTGACCAAGGGACAGCGAGTGCTCTACATCACTATGGAAATGGCTGAGAAGGAGATAGCAAAGCGCGTCGATGCTAACCTTCTCGATGTGACGATGGACGAGCTCTCGCTGCTTCCCAAGGACTTATACGACAAGAAGGTGGCAAAGGTAAGGGCTAAGACGGTCGGCAAGCTCATCATCAAGGAGTACCCGACTGCCGGTGCGGGTTCTGCTAACTTCAGGCACCTGCTCAACGAGCTCAAGATCAAGAAGAACTTCACGCCGGACATCATCTACATCGACTACCTAAACATCTGTCTGTCGTCTCGTCTCAAGCTCAGTGCCAACGTCAACTCCTACACCTACGTCAAGGCAATCGCCGAGGAGCTTCGTGGTCTGGCCGTCGAGTTCAACGTCCCGATCGTCACCGCTACCCAGACGACTCGTTCCGGCTACGCCTCGAGCGATGTCGAGTTGACCGACACGTCTGAGTCGTTTGGTCTTCCGGCGACTGCCGACTTCATGTTCGCCCTAGTCTCCAACGAGAAGCTGGCCGACCTGAGTCAGCTGCTGGTCAAGCAGCTCAAGAACAGGTTCAACGACCCCGCCAAGAACCGAAAGTTCGTTGTCGGCATAGATAGGTCTAAGATGAGGCTCTACGACGTAGAGGAGTCCGCGCAGGAGGACCTTCTCGACGGTCCAGTGTTCGACTCGTCTAAGTTCGGCGACGAGGACAGCGAGCGCGGCAAGAAGGGTAAGAAGTTCGACAAGTCAAAGTTTGAGGGATTCAAATGAACTGCGAAGTAGTCAAGTGGAACGACCGTAAGTTCTCCGTACTCGAGAAGAGGACTGAGTGCATCTTATCTGACTTTACTAATCAAAAGGATGCAAAGAACTATGCTAGGTTCCTCAACATGGGTGGAGGGTTCGATGGCTGGACTCCCTTCTTTATTTTGCAAAAAATAAATGTAGACGAGCTAGAAAATACGAGAGACTCGTATAAATAACTTCATGATTATATTTTTTGATCATCTCGACGTGTTTGTGTCTGCAGCACAAGTGGCAAGCCGTAAGGATTGGAATTGACAGGTCGCCTTCTAGGTAGGTGGGGTTCCTCCTGTCCGCGTTGTAAAGTAAGGGAAGCTCGAGAGGGCTTCCCTTTTTTATTTGAATAAATACCATATCGCGGCTATGAGCTAATAGGATTAAGCATGAAGTCTTTTAAGAGCTTTATCACTGAGGGTATAAGACAAGGCCTTCCACACATCACTACCATGGACCATAACCAGATAAGCGATCTGGTTCAGGGTGGAAAAGTCAGGATCGATCAGGCGACTGAGAAGACCGACGGCTCTACCATGATGATGGGACACGACGAGCACGGGTTCTATACACAGAGTTCCGGTTCTGGTGACGAGAGGATGAGGGAGCCAGCCGACTACATCGATAGAGCCAAGAGACGAGCTGAGCAGACGGGTAAGCCTCTCGACTTGACCGCTGCTAACGCGTTTGCCGAGGCCCATGCACAGATGCAGGCCAACAAGAGACTTACAGATCACCTAAAGCAGAGGGCCCAAGAGTCCGGCGGCGAGACCAAGGTCCGCGGTGAGCTGTTCTCAAAGAGACTATCCAGACCGTCAGAGACTCCAGGCGAGATCAAGTTCGTCGGAACGTCCTACGACCCTAGCCACATGGGCAGCGTCGGCAAGTTTGTCATCCATACCAAGCTTCCAGAGAACCAAGGCCACGACGTCGAGAAGTTCAAGAACGAGCTGTCTACGCCGGGACTCAACTTCGACGACGACAACATCAACGGCTTCTCACCCAGCGAGGTCGACGTCGCCAAGGAAGCCAAGGACCTTGAGGGCGTGAACAGGGAGCTCCTCTCATCAAGGACCACCCCCACGAACAAGGCAGCCAAGGAAGCCGAGACTCAGAAGCTGATGGAGATCAAGAAGAGGGTATCCGACAAGGTCGACGCTCACATCAAGTCTCGCGGCTTCTCTCCTAAGTGGGGTTCAGGATCCGAAGGTATCGTAGTCCACCCGCCTAAGGGCTCGACAGCACCGAGGTTCAAGGTCACATCGGACGCGTTCAGGGAGTACAAGGCTGACCCTGAGAACGCCCTGAAGTTCAAGTCAAGGACACCAAAGCAATGATCTCATTTAAGAACTTCATACTCAAAGAAGGCGGCAACATCAAGATCAAGACTCCTGAAGGAGAAGTCGCCGCTGCGCCGTTCAGGGTAAAGAACAGGTCACAGCAGGCTGGAGACGTCAGAGACGCACTCGGTGAGATCCACGACTCCTTCGAGAAAGAGCACGGTCAGCCACTCTTTGGCAAGGGTAAGAAGGCCCTTACTTCTGGGTCAATGTTTGCCGGCTCTACTAACCAGTTCATGGACTCCAGTATTTCCGACGAAGAGTTCAAGAAGCACAAGCCTACCGTCGGTGACATCGACGCTCAGTTCCCAGCAGAGCATAAGGATAAGCTTGTCGCACACCTGACTCCTGGACGCAAGTTCGGTAAGTACACCGTAGTCGGCACGAGGAAGCACGGCACCGAGGTCTCGGCAGTTCTGAGACACGAGAACGGTGAGCATCACCAGATCGACTTCGAGCCTGTTCACTACAACAACGACGAGCCTACTCCTGGCGAGCAGCTCCTCCACAACTCATCATGGGAAGACACCAAGGCAGGCATCAAGGGTCTGCACCACAAGGTGCTCCTGAACGCCGTCGGTCTCGACCATCATAAGTTCTCGATCAGCCACGGACTCAGGTCTAGGACTGACGACTCAGACATGGGAGTCAAGGAGCCCGATCAAGTCACCAAAGGTCTGTTCGGCGACAAGGCCGATCCGAATCAGGTTACCTCGTTCCACGGAGTAACCCAGCTCATCAAGAAGCACATCCCTAAAGAACAGCATCAGGCCATCTACGAGAAGTTCAGGGACAGCGTCAGCAAGATGAAGGGTACGGACCACGCAGCCGCGCTCGCCCTTCTTAGAAAAGAACTAGACGTCAAGGACGCCGTCAGCGAGGAGAGCATGGGTGACCAGCACGCCTCGGCCATCCCTATGGTAGGGTTCAGCCCTATCTCCCACATGGGCCACGCACAGGACCTCGGAGGGGCTTTGAAGAAGCTTCCTGGATCAAAGCACATCGGCATCTCATCTAAGGCTGACGCGTTTACTCCTGAAGAGAGAAAGTCGATCCTCGGTAGACAGTGGGGCGACACCGACAACAACCATATCCACATCGTCAGCGGCGCAGGCGAGACGATCAGGAGAGCCCACGACTCGATGACCGGTCCTGGAAGAAAGATCCTACATATACTGGTAGGCAAGGACAGGGCATCCTTCGCCGAGGGTCTCAAGAGGTCGCTCGAGCAGGGTAAGATCAAGGAGATGGAGGGTCGCAAGTTTGATGAGATCCACATCCACTATCCCGAAGACACCGAGAGGACACACGGCATGAGCGGCACCAAGATGAGGGCTGCTGCCAACGAGGACGGCGATGCTGCAGAGAAAGAGTTCCATCGTCACCTAGGACCGATGTTCAGCCGTGACGAGTCAAACAACATCAAGAGCAAGATCAAGTCTGGGATCCTATCTGGAAAGATCCCGTTAAAGAGATGAAGACGTTTCGCGAATACGTTATGAGTGAGGACAACACCTCGTCGTCTGGTGCCGTAGCCGGAATGGGCTTCGGCGGCAGCTCCGATACCACCGGAGACGGGACCGACTATATAGGTGGTAACGTCGTCGACTCAGACCAGCGAAACAACCTTCTGTTCAAGATCATAAAGAAATATCACACGGATCTACATAGAGGAGACAAGAAGAAGAAATGAAGAGATTTAACGAATACATCGCTGAGAACAGCGTCCACTTCTTCGACGTCGACAAGACCCTCATGGACACCGGTAACACGCACGTCCACGTCAAGGACGAGCACGGCAACACAGTAGAGAAGCTCGACCCGCAGGAGTACAATCACCACAAGCTCAAGCCGGGACACAGCTACGACTTCCATGAGTTTGGGTCGTCTGAAAAGTTTGCTAAGTCGGCTAAGCCTATCCGTAAGGTGCTTGCCAAGATGAAGGCCATCAAGAAGAACGGTGGCAAGACCGAGATCTTGACTGCCCGCGCAGACTTCGACGACAAGGACAAGTTCGCTAAGAAGTGGAAGTCATTCGGCGTCGACATCGGTCCGGGACAGACACACGTCAGACGCGCAGGAAACATCAAGCTTCCGACGCACGAGGCCAAGGCCAAGATCATCTCTGACCAGATCAAGAAGAACGGATACAAGAAAGTTCACCTGTACGACGACCACATGCCTAACATCCAGGCTATGCTCGATCTCAAGAAAGATCACCCTGACGTCGAGTTTCACGGTCACCACGTGAAGCACGGACCCGATGGCGTGACGATGGACCACTACAAGGCCTAACAATGATAAACGAAGAGAAGCTTCTAAAAAGTTTTGCCAAGGCCCTCGGCGCGGAAAATGTTCTTGATGAGATCGAACAGAAGAAGATAAATGAGAAGAATCTTCTTGAAGGTTTAAATAATGCACTTACCAAATTAACGGTTGGTGAGAAGCTAGTTGTTGAAGAAAACTTTAAAGAACCAGTATCATTAATTACTGAAGATATTCCAGTTGGATTGCCAGCTCCAGCGTCAAAACCAAATGAGCCAAAACCAATTCCTCTTGGTGCACAACCATTACCACAGCTTCCTCATAAAGATTTAATTACCAGATCAGTTGATACTTTATCGCAAAAATCGAGAGATGAATACGTAGCGGCTGTCGATGCTATACCGAACAGTGTTCGTAAAGAAATTGATATTTTAAAGAAAACTGTTACTGATCTTCACCGTTACGCATCACGTGCATCTCAAATGGGTGGTGGTGGTGAAGTCAAGTTAGCAAGATTAGATGACGTCAATAGATCTTCTATCGCTGACGGTCTCTATCTTCGCTACGATGCAGCCACAAAGAAGTTTGTGTTTGACGATCCAGTTTCCAGTCCAAACTTATTGAATGTCGCCTCTGATATTATACCAGCGACGACTCTAACATATACTATTGGCAATACAACAAATCGCTGGGATTCAATATATGTTGGTTCTAACTCCATTACCTTTTCGGACACTCTAGGTGGTCCAGATCAGATATTGTCAGTTGCGAATCAGGTATTCTATATCACTCAAGGTTCAGGAACAAACACGGTATATAACGCCAATGCGGGATTCAATGCTGGCGGTATCATTTTGCAAAACTATACTATTCAGTTAGCAAATACATCGCAAAACTTGGTAGTCGGTTCTACTTCGGTAAATACAAGCGTTATCTTTAACCAAAACATCAAAGCAAATACAACAATTACTTTTACTGACAATACAGTACAAAATACAGCTTACGAGGTTCCTAACGTAAGAATAGCAAACGTAATATCAAACAGCGTTTTGATTGACTTTTCAACTGACAACTTTGTTCACATTCATACTAACGATGGAACAGTTACTGCTAACTTACAAAATCTTACTGCTGGTAAAGTTGTTGAGCTATTCATCTTCAACAATGTCGGCGGTACTCAGCAGTTCAATCATGGCGTTTCCTCAACACAAGCTACAGGCGGTTCATCTTTTTATCTAAGCTCTCACAATACGATGTATGTCAAGTATTTCTGTTTAGATGGAACTGCAAATAATACGTTCGTAGCTGCTATAACATAAGTTATTTTATAAATAAACATGCGGTGCAGTAAAAAGGCTACGGCAATCCTGCGCGATGTTCATGGATAAGCCCAAGGGAAACTCCAATGCTAAGAAAGAACGATCTCCCTAGTCCTCAGCTAGAATTGGTTGAGCATGGCGCAGGAGATGTCGTAGTCCTCACCGACAAGATCAAGCTCTCCCTATACAAGAAGTCTAAATCCAGCGGGTTCGACACGGACACGCTCGAGGAAGTGTACCTTCGCGGGCTCGAGAGCTTCTATTCACTATACGAGAGCGTCGAGATCACAGAGACGCCTGAACAGTACGCATTCAACAGGGTTAACTCATTTATAGCGGGTGGAGCTGCAGCAGATATGGATAGAGACTTACAAGAGAAGCGCGGTCTATGGGACAACATCCATGCCAAGCAAAACAGAATCAAGCGCGGTTCGCGCGAGCACATGAGACAGCCGGGATCTAAGGGCGCACCTACAGACGCAGACTTTAAAGCTGCTAGCGAGGAGGTCATCAGTGAGATCTCTCCCGAGCTTATAGGAAAAGTCAACAAAGCTAGAGCACTTGGTCCTAAGCAGAGCAAGACGTCTGCTGGCAATGAGACCCGCGACCGCGCCGTCAGGAAAGTTCAGCTCGCGATCGGCAGGAAGACTTCAGAAGCTCAGTCAAAGAACTCGGACGATCCCAGCTCAAGGTTTGTCGGAACAGAGTCTCTAGTCAACATCTACAAGAAAGACACTCCCGGATACGTTGACACCATCAAGAAGGCAGTTCACGAGTCGGCCGAGAAGTCCGAGTGTGAGAACGGTACATGCCCATGCATGGTCAGCGAGGCCAAGTTTCAGGGCAGAGAGGTCCCGCTCAACAAGCCTATGAAAGGCGACGTCAAGAAGTCTAAGGTGTTCGTCAAGGACCCATCGACTGGAAACGTCAAGAAAGTAAACTTCGGCGACAAGACACTCAGCATCAAGAAGAACCAGCCAGCTCGCAAGCGCTCCTACTGCGCACGCTCGAGCGGTCAGGGTAACCTCACAGACAAGACCAAGGCTAACTACTGGTCACGTCGCGCTTGGGAGTGCTGATATGAAGAAGTTCATTGAATACATCATTGAAGGAAGAGGTAGGGACGCGGTGACACAGTTCGCTTCAATTCAACATGACAAGTGGCGTAAGACCTTTGATCCCGAGAATACGGGTAAAGAGAGGGTTAAGAAGAACAGCGACGGCACCGAGGGTAACATCAACGTTCCGTTCAACAAGCTTCATCCTGACTGGCAGAAAGAGAACATCGAGGCAGGCAAGACTGCTTTGATAGCTCTTCGCAAGCACGGCAAAGACACCGAGGCTGCAGCCGAGCACGTGCACAAGGAGTGGATGAAGAGAAACCCTAAAGCCGACTACAACGCTGCCCAGCACGTCCCCTACTCAGAGCTCCCCGAGCCCGAGAAGCAGAAGGACAGGGATCACGTTGATACGATGAGAAGAATACTAAATAAATGAAGAAGTTTAGAGAATATATAGCTGAGCTGGACGTCAGAGACGCTTCTGGTAAAGTTATACATATAAAGAAGGTGCCGATCAGGATGGCTGACGGTACTATCAAGATGAAGGATCCCGGTAAGAGCGGAAGCTCTGGCGGTGGTGGAAAATAAACAGGAGAAGTTAAAATGGAATTTATTGCATTCTCACTACTTGGTCTTCTGACCTTGCTCGGCGTATGGATCATCTATACGATGATGACCAAGAAGGAAGGTCTTCAGGACGCTCTCGCTGACTTAGACGTCGTAGCGGAAGCCGACGCTGAGAAGCTTGAACAGGTTGTCGTCAAAGAAGTTGCAGTCGCTGAGGCTGCGGTCGAGACGGTCGTTAAGAAGGTCAGGGCTAAGAAGGCTCCGACTGCAAACTCGGCGGCGCAGTAAGATGAATGAACTCATCGAGAAGATGAAGGTACTTCAGGCCAGCGTCTTCTCGCTGTACCTAAAGGCACACTACTTTCACTGGAACGTAGAGGGACCAAACTTTCCTCAGTACCATGAGTTTCTTGGTGACCTGTACGAAGAGATCTACGGCTCGATCGACACGATCGCCGAGGAGACCAGGACTCTTGGATCATACGCTCCAGGATCGCTGAAGCGCTTCTCTGAGCTTACTCTCGTCGAGGACGAGCTCAACGTGCCGGATCCCTTGAGGATGATGAAGATCCTTCAGATGGACAACATGATCGTCATCGGAGAGTTGAAGAAGGCTAGAGAGCTCGCTGACACAAACGGCGCCTTTGGTCTAGTCAACTTTCTTGAAGACAGACTAGACAAGCACTGGAAACACAACTGGATGCTGACATCCATTATCAAGTAAGGCAGGCTAAGATGAAGTTCACGAGCTTAGAAGCGCAGATCAGAAGAGTCATGGAAGCGAAGATCGATCGCAACACCAAGGCGCGTGAGAAGGTAGTAAACGTCTCTAGAGAAGACGACGCGGCTCCTACTGACGAGAAGTCTAAGCTCGCCAAGCAGGCTGAGATCAAGACAAAGATCATCGACGAAGACGAAGTCGTCGACGAGTCTATTCTCAAGATGACCAACCCTAAGGCAAACGATGCTAGGAAGATCACTGGCGGTACTACCGACATCGATCTTAACCCTAAGACCGACGACCGCGCTGAGATCGAGCAGCAGGCCAAGAAGAAGCCGGTATTCAAGAGCAACTTCAACGCCCCTATCAAGGAAGCTGAGACTCACTACGGCGCGGTCGGGACCGGACTAGCACACAAAGAGAACGAAGCAAAGCGTCGTCGCGCAGACCTTCAGACTAAGAGTCAGACCCAGTCACAAATGGACAAGTTAAAACCAAAAATGGAGGAAGAAGAGATGTCAGACGCAGTATTATCGGAGAAAGAGCTGGCAGCTCTTGAGGAGATCGCAGCCTCATTCTCGGAAGGTAAGAAGATCAAGGAAGGCAGCAACAAGCCTACAGTCGGCAACCAAGCCGGCGAGAAGGGTGACCAGCGCGGCGAGAACCCAACTAACAACACCGCTCGCTACGACATCAGCGACGACGTCGAATATGTCGATGAAGTGCTTGACACAGCACAGAAGAGACTGAACTATGGAATGAAGGCAGCTGGTTCTGCTATTAAGTCTGCTTTGACTTTTGATAAAAATACCCAAAGAAAGAGAATGGCTGGCAATAAGCTGTATACCAAGAAAGTCAACGACGCCGGTGAAAAGTTGAAGAACGATGCTGCCCAATCTTCTTATAACAATAAAAAAGCGGGTGAAGTGTTAAAAGATATGCGTAATAAGTCTGGTTATGGCGCGTACTACAACAAAGAAGAAGTCGAAGAGCTAGACGAGAAGCTCGTCGGTGGTCAGAAGAACCTTGACAAGAACCACAACGGCAAGATCGCTGCTGAAGAATTCGAGCTCGATGAGGTCTCATCAGATCTTGCGAAAAGAGCTAGACATGGTGCACTAGTGAAGGCTTATGATTATGATAATGGTACTTCATCTGGAAAAGCAGCCTCAAAAATCTATAAAGGTCAAGCTAAAAAGTTTGACAAGTACGCTCGTGATAAAGAAGCAAAAGAGCTTGAAGCTGCGACTAAAGCGTCACTACCTATGTCAAAGCAGAGAAAAATCGCTGCTGAAGAATTCGAGCTCGATGAAGCAC